TTGTCCTGAGCATTTGCAAGACAAAGTTGATAGAAGCGTAGCCAAAAGGCTAGTGATGACTATCCCTTACAATGCAAAGTTCAAAAGCAATTGGGGCTACGTTAAAGATGCTCTAGTTGATAAGGGTGTCGCTGCTAAAACAAAAGAAGACAGAGAGCACATCAGTGCTGTCACCCATGCATTAAGAGATGCAGTGTGGAATAGAGATACAGAGACTGGTATCTTCCCTGGTCCTATCAAAGTAATGGACTGGATTGAAGAGAAAGTCTGTGAAGCTCTAGCCAATGGTGCGACTGAGCTGTGTTGGACAACTCCTAGTGGTTTCAGGGTCTCTCAAAAGATCATGAAAGCAAAAGTAGAAAGGGTTGAGACACAACTACTTGGCAAGATCAAGAAGGTGTCAGTGGCTGTTGGTGATTCTGATGTAGTCAATACATCTAAACATAAAAGTGCAACTAGCCCCAATCTGATTCATTCCCTCGATGCCTCCCTCTTATGTCTTTCTTCGCTCCGCTTTGATCACCCGCTGGCCCTCATACACGACTCGGTTTTATGCCGCGCTGTGGACATGGATCTTCTATCAACCATCGTTCGTCAAACTTACATGCAGATATTCGCTCATGAGTCTTACTTAGAAAAGTGGGCTGAGCAAATTGGTGTCGAGTTTGACCCTTCCGTAATTGTTGGCGACCTCAAACCTGAGAGCGTCATCGAATCCACCTATTTTTTCTGTTAATGGCTACCATCCACCACACTGAGAACCCCATGATTCTTGATGGGTTCCAATGCATCCTGAAACCAGGCAAGTTCGGCTATGAACTGCAGGGCGTCATGGATGCTGAGCTGATCCCAGCTCTTGAGAAACAACGCGAAGAACTTGATTCTTGGTGCCTGTCAAAGGTCAAGAACCCCAAACGGGCCATCCGGAAGCATGAGCCCTGGGAAGAGGTTTCCGAAGGTAAGTATCACGTCAAGTTCCGCTGGAAGGAGACTGATCCTGTTGTTGTGATTGTCGATTCAGAGGGCACACCCATCACAGATGTAAACACCCCTCTTTATTCCGGCAGCAAGGTCAAGGTTGCGTTCAAGCAAAAGCCTTACATCCTCAAAGATGGCGAGACCTATGGCACCAGCCTCAAGTTGTGTGCTGTGCAAGTCATCGAGGCAGGCAGCTCTGCTGGCGTTGATATGGGCGATGGCACCAATGAGGAGGCCGCTGCCCTGTTTGGCAAATCAGCTGGCTACAAGGCCAGTGAGCCCAACATCGACATCCCTGAAAGTGTTCTCCCCGGAGCTCAGGATCCAGACGACGATTTCTGATGGCCAAGTTCCGCTCAGGTTTGGAGGAGAAGATTGCTGATCTCTTCTCCAACCTGGGGGTTATTTACGAGTACGAACCAATCAGGATTGCATACACCTTGCAGTGTCAATACTGTCCTGATTTTGTCTTACCGAATGGGGTTCACATTGAGGCCAAAGGCCTGTGGGAATCAGCAGATAGACGCAAGATCTTACAAGTAAAAAAAGACAATCCGGACCTGGATCTACGGATGGTCTTCCAATCCCCCTACAACAAAATCTACAAAGGATCCAAGACCACCTATGCAGCTTTCTGCGAGAAAAATAACATCCCTTGGGCTGCATTTCACTCTATTCCTATCGAATGGCTGACGTAACTACTGGACACGACACTGAACCCTTGAGTGTCACAACGTACAAAGACTTGTTCGTTGATCTTTTCCTTGATGTCACAGCTGATGAACCACTTGCTGTAGACAATTTGATGCAAGGAATGCTTGAAGCTACCGAAGAACTTCTAATCCACCATGTCAACACTGCAAAACAGTTTGAAGGACTCCGAGAGCGTATTCGTTCGGCATACTCAGTGCCCAAACTGCGGGAGCAGTGATGCCAATTCCCTCTATTCTGATGGTCATTCCTTCTGCTTTGCTTGCAATACCTACACCCATTCTGATTCTTCCTTTCGACCCATGCAGTCCACAGCAGTATCCCTCGAAGGTTATGCCCAACGACTCAATAAAAGAAAGATCAGCGAAGCTACTTGTGCAAAGTACCGCATTCATAGAGATGGAGATCTCTTGCGGTTCTACTACCACACAGCTGATGGCCAAGTAGTTGGTTGTAAGACAAAGACAAAGGACAAAAACTTTAGCTATGAAGGTCGAACAGAGGGCACATTTTTTGGTCAACACCTTTGGCCTAGCCAAGGGAAGATGGTTGTCATTACTGAAGGAGAGATAGATTGTGCCAGCGTCTATGAAGTTCTCAGGACGTGGCCCGTTGTTTCTCTCCCAAGTGGATCAGCCGCGGCCAAAAAGAGCATCAAGAAGAATCTTGAATGGCTCCAGGGCTACAAGAAAATCGTCCTGCTATTTGACAACGATGAGGCAGGCAGAACTGCGGCAAAGGAGGCTGCGTCGGTACTACCACCCGGCAAGGTATTTGTCTCCTTTTTCGAGGCCTACAAGGACGCCTCGGATGCGCTACAGGCGGATGATTTTAACGCTATTACGAGAGCTGTCTGGGACGCAAAGCCTTACAGACCTGATGGCATCGTCGATGGCAAGTCTCTACTGGATCTTGTAACTACACCCAACCCACCTTGCAACTATGACTACCCCTTCTCAGGACTTCAAAAACACCTACACGGCATCAGATACGGCGAACTTGTCACAATTACTGCAGGATCTGGCATCGGCAAGTCAAGCTTCTGCAGGCAGCTTGCGACTCACCTTCTACAAAATGGAGGACGGGTCGGTTACCTGGCTCTTGAAGAATCAAACCGACGTACTGCTCTGGGCTTGATGTCCAGTGCCTTAGGCAAACCGTTTCACATTGGAGAACATGACCGATCTACCCTCGCCTCGGCGTATCAAGACACTCTTGCTAATTGGGACCTCTTTCTTTATGACGGCTTTGGTTCTTTTGATCCTGATGTCATCTACAACAGGATTGAGTACCTTGCTTCTGGACTCGACTGCAAGATTATATTTCTAGACCACCTATCCATCTTGCTGTCAGGTCTAGATGGTGATGAGCGGCGAATGCTTGATCAAACAATGACCAGGCTCCGGTCTCTTGTTGAACAAACAGGGATTGCAATGTTCTTGGTTAGTCATCTCCGCCGTACACAATCAGACCAGAACCATGAAGAAGGAGCCCGTGTCACTTTGGGTCAACTTAGGGGGTCCGCATCCATCAGTCAGTTATCAGATTCAGTCATCGCACTTGAACGGAATCAACAGGACGGATCTAAACACTCTGCTACAACAATGCGAGTCCTTAAGAATCGTTATTCTGGCGAAACTGGCGTCGCTGGACAACTGATATACGACATCGACACTTGTAAATTTACTGAACATGAAGCTGAACCCGACTTCGATCCGACAACCGATTTCTAGTACTGAAAGAGATCTACGTAAACCTAATCCTCCCTCACCCGAGATGGTCGAACGGGCACAGTTCAGGGACAAAACATTCAAGTGGCACACTAAGTGAACCTTGTTTTTGATTTAGAAACAAACGGACTTCTCCGTGATCTTACCCAAATCCACTGCCTTGCTATTCATGATCTCGATGCGAAGCAGACTATTGTCTTCAACGATCAAGGTAATCAAGAACCTCTATCAAGGGGTATTGCAATGCTTGAGGAAGCGGAGCACATCATTGGGCACAATGTTGTGGGCTTTGATTGTCCTGCTATTCGGACACTCTACCCTTGGTGGACTAAAGATAGCGGTGTTATTGACACTCTGCTTCTCTCTCGTTTGTTTCACGCTGACATTCTTTCCCTCGACCAAAAGAGGAAGTGGGAAGGCATGCCGTTGCAGCTCTATGGACGGCACAGTTTAGAAGCTTATGGCTACAGATTTAAGTGCTACAAAGGCGAGTTCGGCAAGACTGCTGATTGGTCGGAGTGGTCACCAGAGATGGAAGCCTACATGGAGCAAGACGTTGTTGTTACCACCAAACTTTGGCAACATTTCCACCGATACCTGACTGGGTCGCATTAGAGCACCGAGTCGCGCAAATACTTACGGAGCAGGAACTTTATGGATGGGCTTTTAACGAGGCTGCTGCATGGGAACTTGCATCGTCTCTCCGAAAAGAACTTCACACTATTGGTGAAGAGATTCGAGGGTTACACCCTTTCGTCAAAGGAGACGAGTTCACTCCTAAACGATCTAATCGCACCCAAGGTTATGTCGAAGGAGCCACATTCACCCGGCTAAAGGAAACCAATCCTACTTCTCGCGATCACATCTCATGGCTACTACAGACTCACTATGGTTGGACCCCGAGCCAGATGACTGGTACTGGGAAACCTATTATCGACGAGGTGGTACTGAAAGAGATCGGATCACCATTGGCTTTGAAGCTCCTGCGTGGGCTGACGATTACCAAAGCCCTTGGGATGATTTCAGAGGGCGTGAACGCATGGCTGAAATTATCTACGACTGCTAGCCGGATTCATCATCACTGTTCAGTTGCAACAAACACACATCGATGCGCTCACCGCAAACCAAATCTCGGACAGACGCCGGCTGATGCCGAGTTCCGAAGATTATTCATTGCCTCTCCGGAGATGGTCCTTGTCGGGGCTGATCTTAGTGGCATTGAGCTTCGGATGCTTAGTCACTATCTGGCCCGTTACGACGGCGGCAGGTACGCCGACATCCTCCTCAATGGAGACATCCACCAAGTAAATGCAGACAAAATAGGCGTCACAAGATCCCAGGTGAAGTCTATTTCATATGCATTTTTGTACGGAGCTGGAAACCTCAAATTAGGCCACACTTATGACTCATCTCTCAGCGACTCTGCAGCTAAATCCAAAGGCAAAGAAATTCGTGAAGCGTATGTTGATGCGATTGACGGATTGGGGGATTTGCTTGATGCGATTAAACGTGCGAGCGAGCGTGGAAGTATCAAGTCGATTGATCGACGCACAATTGCGGTTGAGTCCCCCCATAAAGCGCTCAACTACCTACTTCAATCAGCTGCTGGAGTGATTGCCAAGCGCTGGATGGTTATTAACCACGACCTACTTGCTGGAACTGAAGCTCACCAGCTGGCATTCATCCATGACGAGCTTCAATTTGAAACCACCCCATCTAATGTTGAAACCGTACGAACATCCCTGGAATCTTCTGCAAAAGCAGCTGGAGAATACTACAACCTCAGAGTCCCACTCGCAGCAGAGTCAAAAACTGGACCTACTTGGGCAGACACGCACTGATGTAAACCGCAAAGGCGACTACTGGGAGAATTATGTGAAGCTCAAGGCCTGGGAAGCAGGTGCTGAGGTTTATGAGAATTGCTCTTGCACAGGCAAGGTTGATCTGATCCTTGAGAGGAACGGTGAACTCCTGTGCTGTGATGTGAAAGCTAAAGTCGAGCGTAGCAAGAAGTATCCCGGTCGTTATTACCAGGAGACCCTCAATGTTATCCCCGACGATGTGTATATGATTTGCGTGGACCCATCCACTAAGATCATTAACTGGCACACCAAGCGTATCCCTGCAGGTTGGGAGGACTTTTGGAATTGACTCAACTTCTTATTGACGCTGACTTCATTGTCTACAAGAGCTGTGCAGCCTGTGAAGACGAAATCGACTTTGGTGACGATGTCATTGTTGTCACTAGCAAGTTCAGCGACGCTTACGACATGGTTATGCGTGAGCTTTATTCTATTGCTGAGTGCATGGGTCTATTCGACCAGTCCATTCTCTTCTTTAGTGACTCCAAAAATTTTAGGAAAAAAATTTCCCCGGATTACAAGGGTCATCGCAACAGAAAGAAGCCCTGTGGATATAAACGGGTAATTAACAAACTGAAGGAAGACTTTCCAGTGATTGTTTACCCGGAGATGGAGGCCGATGATGCGCTTGGAATTTATGCAACTCAGCACCCAGGCAACATCATCGTCTCTCCTGACAAAGACATGCGCCAGATTCCTGGTGAGCTCTTTGATCTTACTAACCCTGTCCAAACTATTACCAAGGAAGAAGGTGATCGCTGGCACTACATACAAACGCTCGCTGGAGACAGCACGGACGGATACTCAGGTGTTCCGTCAATTGGAGTTAAGCGAGCAGACGCCCTACTTGATGCTGAAGGATGTACATGGGAAACCATTGTTAAAGCCTTCAAGTCAAAAGATCTAGGTGAAGACATCGCATTGCAAAACGCAAGGCTCGCCAAGATTTTGCAGTACGAAAACTATCCCAATGGAAACATCGAACTATGGACTCCCCCCAATGCCAGTAACGACACCAACGCTGGAGCAGGAACTGAGGCTCAGGCAGATGTCGGATCTGCTGCCTAGTGCAAGCAAAGAGGACATCATTACTTTACTCATGGCACTGCAAAGACAGAACTTTGCTATGTCTAACACCATCAAACAGATGTTAAAAGAATGGCCCACCAACTCTTCTCCCCAGACTATTACACCCGTGGATCAGTTGAAGTCTGGGACTTCATCCGAGACCAAGGGCTGAACTACCACCTTGGTAATGCAATTAAATACATCTGCCGTGCTGGTCACAAAGATGATCTTGTGGCAGATCTAACTAAAGCTATCCACTATCTTGAAAACGAATTAGACCATGTCACTTCTGAGCAACACAGCGATCGAGTTCCGTCGAGCTTTCGGGATCGCCAACTCTTTG